CCTAAATAAACTCCTAATATTGTTCCTAGTATAAATGTAATCATATTATGATCTTAACATAAGTTAAGTTTATTTAAACTGTTTTCCTGTTACCCAAGTTACCAATGAATTTCTTTCACCTTTAGTTACTGGCATAACTTCATGCAATACATAAGATGGGAATATAACTAATGTTCCTTGTGCTTTATCCATAACAGTTCCTTCTTCTTCACCATCATAAAGTTTAAGTTCTCCACCTTCGTATTCTTCAGGATTTGTAAGTTGAATAGATATAGATAATTTTCTAACTGACATATTAATTGCTCTATCAACGTGCTTACCATATTTACCAGATGGTGCTTCATAATTAGTAAATTGGAATCCTTCATTTAATCCAAACAAATCAAACTTAAAAAATCTTTCATTAAGATTTAATGTTATATCTGTAACTCTACGAAATACCCAATCCATATTATCACTAGAATATAACCAAGATACTTTAGAATCTCTTACATCAGATTCTCCCTTAGTAGTTCCTTTTACTAAACCTTTGTCTTTTGCTATATTTATGATTGTTTGACATTCTTCTTTTGAAAATGCGTTATTCCAAAATGCGTAAAGATTAATTTGATCTAATTCAAAATTCCAAGATGAATTTTCAAATTTAGGTTCTTTGATTACTTCTGACATTTACCTTCCTTAATTTTTTTGAATTACTATACTTATGCTATATCCCAAGTCAATGTTGATTCGTTCCAAGTATATAATTTTCCATCTGTTGGATAATTAATAGGTGCGTTCCAAAGACAAGTATCTTCGTTTAATATCCACGAGTTAAAAGGTTTCTTAGGAAGAAAAGCATCTCTATCTTCGTCATAAGTATATCCTATTCCTGCATGATTTTTTCTTAATGGTGTTCCACCAGAAGAATGAACTCCACCATGAGTATTATAAGATGTTTGTTTCCATAATGGATAGCCAGTTAGTTTAGTTAAAAAATCTATACCAATAGATTCTTGTTCAATTCCATTTGAGTCATGAAGAACTTCATTAACTACTGAAAGAACTTCTATTACTTTATTATTTAATCCTATTTTTGCAAAACTAGCCATTATGCTGTGTAACTCCCACTTCCGTTAAATTGTAATATTGTATTACTACCAGATGTTGTAATTGTTGGAGAACCTGTTGAAGTTGATGAATAATTTGCAGTTGGTATGCTTAATATAACAACTCCTTTTCCACCTGCACCACAATTTGTTCCATTTTGTCCCCTACCTCCACCTCCACCACCTGTATTTGCTGTTCCGTTAGCACCATCTCCGTTAAATCCAGCACCAGCTCCTCCTCCACCAGTTCCTCCAGCTCCACCTGTTGTATAAGAACCACCTCCACCTCCACCTGCTCTTGTAACAGATGAACCAGTTATTGAAGATGCTGAACCTGCACCTCCTGCACCACCTTGACCAATTGTTCCTGTTCCTCCAACTGCTCCAGCACCACCACCTCCACCTGCCGCTATTTCATTATATGGAGCTCCTTGATTAGTGTCAAAACCTGCTCCACCATTATTACCCTGTGAAGGAGATGTACTAGGGGTGTTACCAGTTCCTCCAAAACCACGAGGTGCGTTTTGGTAACCTCCTCCTCCTCCTCCTCCTGATCCACCAGACTCTCCTGTGATTTCTAAAGTTACACCTTTTCCACCTCCAGCAGAGGTTATTGTTGTTAAACCAGAACCTGATATTGAAGAATTAGAACCAGTAGTACCAGCAACACTTCCACCAGTACCACCATCACCCACTGTTACTGTAATTACTGTTCCTACATTAACTGATTGTGTTGATGTTCTATATCCACCAGCACCACCACCAGAACCAGCTTGTTGTCCACCACCACCACCTCCAGCTATTACTAAAAAATCTACTGAATAAGGTGCAGGTGTTTCATCAGTTACATTATCATCAACTGTTGGAATCCAACCTTTTGTTGCACCAGAATAAACTAATGTAACTGATTGACCATTTGTATTATAAATAGGATTTACTGAAGAAGAACCTTGAAAGTTTAAAGAATTTTGATTTATTGTAACTGCGTTAGTTCCCCAATTTCTAGCATAGTCAGCTAGTATAATAGTATCTCCGTTTGTAGCAGAAGCAGGTAATGTAACAGTACAAGCATTTGAAGTTGTATCAATCCAATATCCTCTACTAGCAACAGCAGTTAATGTTGAAGCAGTAACAATAGATTGCCAAGCTAAACCACCAACTGTTGCAAAAGATAAAACTCCTGAACCATTTGTTTGAAGAACTTGACCAGAAGTTCCGTCAGTTGCAGGTAATGTAAATGTTAAGTCAGCAGATAAAGAAGCTGGTGCAGATAAAGAAACATAGTTTGTTCCATTAGCTGTTGCTTCTCTGAAACGAATCTCTTTGTCGTTGTCTATAATTAAATTTACTGTTGAAGTTGTAGCTGTATCTGAAAGTGTTAAAACTGTTCCTGTTGCAGTTGTTGATAGTCCAGTAATTGATACTGTTGAATCTAACCAGTTTACTGTGTTAGCTGTATGGTCAATAGTTGCTAAAGATATATCATCTGTTCCGTCAAAATATTTTAATGTAGGTGTAGTTGCAGAAGTTGTGTCTAACCAAAGCTGACCAGCAACAGCACCACTTGGTCTTGATGTTCCTGAATTTGTTGTTTGAATTGCTGATAACGCATTATTAAGATCGCTTCTAAAAGCTGGGAAACCTTGATTCGCTATATTATAATCGTGTTGTGCCATAATCTACCTAATATCTTAGTTAATAACCTTTTGCAATATAATCAAAAGTTTTACTTATTCCAGTACCACTACTATTTTTGAAAGCCAAATCAAAACCATTTATAGTTTTATTTGTTAGCAAGTGATAATCACCAGTAGCTAATCCTTGTGCAGTAATACCAACAGCATAATTAACAGAATAAAAAGGATTTGTAAATGAAACTGTGTAAGTGCTTGTGCCTGAAACAATATCATTACCACTAAATATTCTATCTGGCATATCAATAGAAACTGATAAAGCACTAATAACTGGAGTAGATGCCAAATCAAATGATCTTAAAGTTACTCTAAACTTGTAATATCTAGCTGTGTAATCTCCAACAACAAAGTTTCTAAATGTAGTATAAGTTACATTGTCATTAGATAAAGCAATCTCAATATGTGCATTACAATTAGCAGGAGTATCGCCATCAAAGTTAGAAGCACCATCATCAAAGTCGCCAGTTCTTGAATCAAATAAATCATCTAAGTTATCTGAAGTTTGTGTAATAGATGCAGTTACTCTTGAAGTATAAACAGAACCAATATCTATTGGAGTTGCAAATAAATAAGTTCCTTCAGAATATAAATCGTAACTTCCAACACCAGAATCAAATAAAGAAGTTGCTGAATCAAAATTACCAGTTGCAGAATCAAATAATTCTGATGAATCTAATCTTAATGTTCCATCAACTACAACTGTTTGGTTTTTAGTTCCTGAGAATGTTGGTGATTCTGTTTGTGTTGCAACAGCATTGTAGTTTCCTATTGTAGTTACGTTAGTTGCAATAATTGTTTCGTTAGAAGAATAGTTACCATTTTTATCTACTGCTTTAATTAAATAAGAACCTACTCTAGCTGGAACTGTAACTGAAGTAGCTGGTCTTGCAACCTTCTCAACTAAAGAAACTGAGTTAGCCCAAGAAGCACCACTTGTTAATGTTGAATATCTAATTTGATAATGTGCTAAATCTAAATCAGTAATTTGTTGCCAAGATAAATGTGCATCTCCACCAATAATATTACATGAAAAATCTGTAACATCAGAAGGTGGTGCAATTCCACCCACAATAGTTCTTGATGCAGAAGTATAAGTTGATTGTACTCCTAATGTGTTAAATGCTTTTACTCTTACATTGTAAGTCAGTCCATCTATTACGTTTAATATTCTATGATTTAATCCTTTAACTTGACCAGATACTTGGTAAGTAGAATCTGTGCTTAGTTTATATTCTACTTGGTAGTAATCAACAAAGTTATCTGGTGATGCACCGATTGTTACATCTAAAGCAGTAATAACAACTCCATCTGAGTATTCAATTAGTTGGTCATCTAAAGTAACTGAAGCTGGTGCAGATACAGAAAAAGGATTTGGTAATACAGTATCAGCAATAGTAGGTGCTTCGCCTTTTTCTTCCCAAGTATAAAAGTTATCTTGATGTTCTTCTAATCCTAAAGTTACTGTTGAATCTGAGTTAATAGCTAAAGACATTACTCTAAATGGTTTAGCACTAAATCCTGCTGTATCGTATGTAGCTGTAACTATATCTCCAATAGATAAATTAAGTGCTTCTGAAGTTACTGTTACTTCTGCTTTTAAAT